TGGATTGGACTGTTGATTTCCCATACAAAGGAGTTCATAGTTTAGGTGGTGAAGTTTATCTGTTACATCAACTAGAAGGTGAAGGTGATCCACAACTCATAGACTGGGTTGATTGGATAGGAAACTAAGAGGGTTAACACCCTCTTTTTTTTGTGTTATAATATGTGTGTCAGAGAAATACTGGCTGCGGTTATGCCCTTCGGTAGGTTCAGCATAAGCGGCTATAGGAATCTACCACATAAATATAAACATCTATTAAGAAATGTTATGGATGATGACAGGGACTTACTCGAAGAATTAGCAGAGGTTATAGCACAAGGTCCTATTATCTTTACTCCTGACGAAGAATTTATAAAAAAAATTAACGATAAAAAAGAGGACTAAATAACAGTAGGAAAGCACTGTTTGAATGACTAATTCCTTTTACGACAATCAAATAAAGAATAGGAATTTTCTGTCCCCATCTGGGTTTCAGTTCAATCTTGCTAGAGCACCAAAGGTAGATTTCTTTTCCAACTCAACTAGAATACCTGGCATACAGTTAGGTAATATTGATGTAGGAAATTATCTAAAATCAATTCCTGTACCAGGTGATCAAATACAGTTTGAAGATCTTACTCTACAGTTTCTAGTAGATGAGAACATGGAAAACTTTTTAGAAATTCATAATTGGATTTACTCACTAGGTTATCCTAAATCTGTTGATCAGTTTGGAGACTTGATTCGTGCTGATGATAATCAATTTGTTGTAGACGATTTGAGACAGTTTAGTGATGGAACGCTAACAGTTTTAAATAGTAACTTTACTCCTATGTCGTACATCAAGTTTAAAGATTTATTTCCAGTATCTTTATCTACTCTAGAATTTTCTGCAAGTGAAACTGATTACTCGTATTTTACAGCAACAGTTACATTCAAATATCTAATCTATGAAATCCTTGACACCAAGTTCAAGGTTAGGACATCATCTATTACAACATGAATCTTGAAACTATACAAAGTATGTGGGAAAAAGACTCACAGATTGACCAAATTAAAATTCACGACGAAGCAGCAAAGATCCCAATGTTACATGCAAAGTACTGGGATGTTTACAATGCTCTAAAATTATTACGAGAGAAAGCAACCGCACAGGAATATAGGGTTAAGTTAGATCGGCATAACTATTACACAGGAAAATCCGACCCCTCAGTGTATCAGGCCGAACCGTTTCCATATAAAGTAAGAGAAAAAGATTCAGTAAAAAGGTACATGGATGCTGATGAGAAGGTTCAGACTATAGTATTGAAGATAAGATATTATGATGTAATGCTGACATACCTAGAAGATATCATCAAGCAAATTAATAATAGAGGATTTCAATTAAAAAATATCATTGATTGGCAAAAACTATCAGGATGATGTCAGACATTATTATCTCAAAAAAGAATGAAGTCTATTTAAAGATAATATCAGAACCTCATGTTGCTCATGAGTTATCTGATCAGTTTACCTTTGATATACCTGGTGCAAAATATATGCCACAGTATAGAAATAGACACTGGGATGGTAAGATTCGTTTATTTAATTTACAGAAAGGAGAAATATATGCAGGGTTACTTGATAAGATAGTATCATTTTGTAAGAACCATAATTATGATTATAAATTTGAAGACAGTAAATTCTATGGTACTCCATTTGAAGTCAATGATATGATTTCTATGGAAGGTGTCAAGGATTATATGAATGCTATATCTAAGATTCCTCCAAGAACTTATCAAATTGAGGGAGTATACGATGCTCTAAGACACAATAGAAGACTATTGATATCACCCACAGCCTCTGGCAAATCGTTGATGATTTACTCATTAGTGCGGTACTTCGCAGAGCAAAAGAAAAAGACTCTGATAGTTGTTCCAACGACATCTCTGGTAGAGCAGATGAGTAAGGACTTTGTGTCTTACGGTTGGGATGCTGATTCATATTGCTCCAAAATTTATGCGGGAAGAGATAAGGAAGTAGATACTCCTGTAGTCATTACCACCTGGCAATCTATCTATAAACTTCCTAAGATATACTTTGAGAAGTTTGAAGTTGTCATAGGTGATGAGGCACATCAGTTTAAATCAGCGTCACTCGTAAAAATTATGACTAAATTGCATGAAGCAAAGTATCGTTATGGGTTCACTGGTACACTAGATGGTACACAAACACATAAACTTGTCCTAGAAGGACTGTTCGGACCTTCATATAAGACAGTTAAGACACATGAATTGATGGAAAAAGGGTATCTTGCTAAGTTAAATGCTAAAATTATACTATTAAAACACCCTATGAGTGGTAAAGTATGTTTTGATACCTATGAAGAGGAGATACAATACCTTATATCACATGAAAAAAGGAATAACTTTATTAAAAATCTAGCATTAGACCTTAAAGGTAACACCTTAATACTGTACAGTAGGGTAGAAACCCACGGTCAAATCATATATGATCTAATAAATAGTAGTGACGATCGTAAAGTGTTCTTTATTCATGGTGGAGTAGATGTTGAAGACAGAGAACAAGTTCGTGAGATAACAGAGAAGGAAACAAATGCAATCATTGTTGCCTCTTATGGTACTTTCTCTACAGGAATTAACATTAAGAACTTACATAATGTCATTTTTGCATCTCCTAGCAAAAGTAGAATACGCAATTTACAAAGTATTGGTAGGGTTCTAAGAAAAGGATCTAATAAATTTAAAGCTACTTTGTATGATATTGCAGATGATTGTACAGTGACTCTACCAAACTTAGAGACAAAGAGAAACTACACATTGAATCATCTGGTAGAAAGAATTAAAATATATAATGAAGAACACTTTAACTATGATCTTGTAAGAGTATCGTTGAAGGAGAAAAAATGAAAAAAGAAGAAACCTATTTTGTTTTCAAGTTGATCTCAGGTGAAGAAATAATAGCAGTCACCACTATGGATGACAGTGGTATAGAACCTTGCTTCTTTATTGCCGAACCGCTAAAAGTAGAGTTAACTCATAAAGGTACAAACACATTAGTTAGATTAGTACCTTGGATAACCATTCCAGAAGAGGATGAGATATATCGTTTGTCATTTGATAAAATTATTACTTTAAAAGAATTAGATGCTGATCATGAGATGGTGTTAGCATATGATCATTATAACCTAGGAAGGAAAACGACGACCGCCAATCGGGTAGATATTAGTGAGAAGATGGGTAAATTAGGTAATGTAGACACCGCTAGAGTATCTTTAGAAAAGATATTTGTTCTTGACAAGTCTGTTGATAAGCCAGGAATATCAACTACAGTATAACCTTGAAACCTCTACAAGGATCATTGTACATGTATTTTGCATTGTTGTCAAGCTATGTTATAATATAAACAGAAAGGAGCAAAAATGCCCAGAAAAAGATCCGATCATTATGTGAATAACAAAGAGTTGTTAGAAGCAATGATTGTTTATCGCAGTAAATGTGCCATCGCAAAAGAAAAAGGAATCGACCCACCCGCCATCAGTAACTATCTTGGTGAGTGTTTTTTAAAGATTGCAACACACTTATCATATAAACCTAACTTTGTAAACTATATGTTTAGAGAAGATATGATCGGTGATGGTATAGAGAATTGTGTACAATACATCCATAACTTCAATCCTGAGAAGTCTACTAACCCTTTTGCATACTTTACACAGATAATCTATTATGCTTTCCTCAGACGCATACAGAAGGAGAAGAAGCAACTTGAGATAAAAACTAAGATAATAGAAAGGACTGGGTATGATCAGGTTATGGTAGTCGAAGACGGTGCAGGAGGTACAAGTTCCGACTATAATACAATTAAGGATAACATTCAGTATAAAAATACTAATAGATGAAAACAGCGATTATTACTGATCAGCATTTCGGTATGAGGAAAGGCAACCGAATATTCCATGATTACTTTCAAAAATTTTATGACACAGTATTCTTCCCGACGCTCGAAAAAGAAGGAATCAAAACGGTCATTGATATGGGAGATACTTTCGACAACCGTAGAACTATTGATCTCTGGAGTCTCGAATGGTCGAAGAAAAATTACTTCGATAGGTTACGAGATATGGGTATCACTGTGTATACTATCGTGGGTAATCATACTGCCTATTACAAAAACAATAACTCAATTAATTCTATTGACCTTTTACTACGAGAATATAATAATATCATCACTATCCCTGATTACGCAGAGTATACGATTGGCGACACAAAATGTCTTTTCATAGGATGGATGAATGAAGAGAACAGACCAAAGATAGAAAGAAAACTTAAGTCGTCAAAAGCAAAGGTTGTATTTGGTCATTTAGAATTAAATGGTTATGCAGTATATAAAGGATTTACACAGAGTCATGGTGCTAGTGGTGATGCAGATATCTTTAACAACTTTGAAAGAGTTTATACTGGACACTACCATACTAGATCTACAGATGGTACAGTTTATTACTTAGGTAATCCTTATGAAATGTTTTGGAACGACTGTGATGACACTCGTGGATTTCATATCTGGGATTCAGATACTTTTGAAGCAACTCCTGTAGACAATCC